AGGTTCTCAAGGTTCTCTCTTGCACCTTTTACTCCATCCACATTATAGGAAGTTGCTAATGCCATTTTAAATAAGAATTTTGAATTTTAAGAATTAAAGTTTAGTCGCTAAGAAATGCGGCTAGATCATTAGCCGAGAGTGGTCCTTTGCGCCTGATTGCTTCTTTCTGTTTCTGTTTCCGAATATTGGCGTTTTCGATTGGTGGGCTGGCGTTGCCTCCATCCGTTGGTGGTGGAGTCTTTGGTTTGGCGACTGCTTTCTTTTTTGGTGCAGTCTTGGCCGCTTTCTCCAACTGTAGTGCCTCGATCCCTCGTACAAGGGTGGCGGCTACAAAATCGCCGTTTGGTAGATTGTTTAGGATGTCGCCATACTGGCGCTTTAATCCCCCGAATAATTCTTTCCGAGCCTCTGCCGATTCATCGTCCTGGTTGAGCCAGGGATGTGTGGCGATAGTGTCCTGTTGCCATTGAGCTTTTTCCCGTAAGTAATTCTGCCTAGCTGGAATCTTTTCAGTAAGGTACTCGTCTGCTTGGGTAAGGATGTTGCGGATATCATCATCGCTGTATTCCTTGCCGTCCACTTCCACATACGACTTCCCGATGTTCTGTAGGGCGAACTTCTTGGCGGCTTGGGCTTCCTTCTGCAACTTTTGCAAGTCTTCAAAGGTCTGAATATTTTCCAATTCAGGTTGGCCGGTTGCCTGCTCAGTAGGTTGGCTGTTGGATTTAAGAGATTGAATCTCGGCCTTGAGTGCTTCAGCAGTTTCTTCTGCTGACTTAGCCCGTGCGGTTAGTTTATTAACCTGCTTTAGGAGCTTCCCGACTGCCTTGGGAGGTTCTTCTTCAGACTCGTCCTCCTCGTCAGATTCTTCATCGTCTTGCTCGGTTTCCTCTTCGGTATCTTCCTCTTCTTCGGAAAACTGTGAAAGAACATCTTCCTCTTCCGATGCTTCTGCCTCTTCGGACCCCTCGGTTTGTTCCGCTTTAGCCTCATCGTCAGATGCCTTCTGATCCTGTTCGACTTGGTCAACAAAGGATGCCGCCAAATCTTCCATGCTCATTGGGCCTTGCGCTTGATTGTCTTCTGCTCCCGTCTCAGCCGGAGCCTCGCTAATAACTGTTTCTGCCATAATTTCTCTGCGTTTGAAGAGTTCGCACTCTCTTGCGTTGTTCTGCGGAGTAGATACACCCCGCCAATGACAATTTTAGCAGATGAAAACGACAATTATTCAGGAAACTTTAAAAACTTCCCAATTTTCTAAAAACTTCTCATATTTCCCTCGGCTCTGCGGGTTGTGAGGGCATAAAGTTAATCGAATGCCCGACACTTGCAGGCATGGGATCAAGTACCAGCAGTTGCGAGGTTCCACATATGCCGCCACTACATCAACTTTTGTACAATCGATTGGATCTTTCTCTTTGGAGCCGGTGGCCGCAGTAACCATATACCTGCCAATTCCACCCCTGCCTTCTTTCATCAAACCACCTGTGCCTTTGACCTGCACCTTAAAGGCTCGGCCAGCTTGGTTCATTACGATGCAGTCCTGCGGGAGGTAATCCCCTAATGGGGTAAATACTTCGAGGCCATTCTTGAGTGCCTCGATGAAAAACTGCTGTTCGTAGAGGTTACCCTTCCTCTTCATCTTCGTCCGAAAGGTCTATCTCGCTCTCGAACTCCAATACATCTTCTCCCAACCACTCGTTTAGATCGTCCATTGCAATCTTCGCCATGTCCATATCCTCAATATCAGACTCCTCCAGCCATCGATTTAATAAGGCTCGATGCTCGGTCTTGAATTTCTGATGAGGAGTCTCAGTCATCTTTCTCATCGATCAATGTTATAATGCGGTGAAAGGCGGCAATCTCACCCGATAGTCGGGCAAGTTTCTCGGGGCTGTCGATGTGCTGGTAATCCATGAAATCTACTAAACACGATTCTTTCTGTTCTTTTATAAATTCAACTAAGGCTTTGAACTCAGTTAAGTCCTTTAAGCCGGCAACTGCGTCTTGTATGGTCATTTCTTTTTACGCTTTCCTTGGGATGCTTTGATCGCTTTCGCTGATGGATAGCCTTTATCCCCAGGCTTATTCATCCGCTCCCCCGAGCCTGCTTTGATGCGTTTCTTCTTGGCGGCGATATTCGCCCATAATCCAGGTTTTTTCTTGTTCATTACCATTTAACTTTATCAGCCCAATAGGCCGCAGATGTTTTACCCCTTGCGATATTCTTGGCGTGTCTGTCTTTGAAACTTTTACGCTTTTGTTTCATCGCTTGACTCTCACCCTTCTTGGGTTTGCCAGCAGTTTTAGCACCTTGTTCACCAAATCGAATCAATTGATATTTATCCTTTTCGTTCTTGATAACAACTGCATGGGACTTGGTTGGGTGATTAGGTGTACGCTTGGGCTTATTCACCCCAGCGAACTTCATTCCTCTGTATGTTAAACTCATGCCGCTACTGCTGTGCCTGGTACATTGCCAGGGGCTGTCCCTAGCTGTCCGATTCGAGCATTCTGTTGTTGCTGTTGCTGGAACTCTAGCTGGCTAGCATAGGTCTGTAGTCTCTTCGCGAAGTTCTCATCGTTTTGCAGTCTCTCCTGAACATCGGTCGCTGGGATAGCCTCAGAGCCTTGGATGTACTGCTGTAATACTTGCAAGCGAAGCTGTGCATTCGCCCCCTGCTCGGGTGCATTGACAACCTGACCAGATGCGATTTTAGCGATATCATTCGATGTCTCAATAATCTCCTTCGTTGTGGCCTCCTGTGCAGGCATGATAAGCTGACTTGCTAGGTTTGGATCGATTGCTTCCAGTACCTTACGAAGATATACATCGTAGCGAGCCGTTCCCTGACGATCATACTGTGCCATTAGCTTACCAACGGTATCCAGCTTTTGTATGACCTTTTCCTCGTCTGCATTCATCGAGTTCCATGAAATATTAAAATCATACAACTCCGCAGTTTCATCCAAGATAAGCTGTGCGCCTTGCTCGTTATTTGTTACCCGAAACCATATCATCGGTCCCGAATAAGTACGATCCAAGCACCACACTCTCTTAAGGATCTCCTTCCATCCATTGAGCCAGCAGTTTACCAGGTGCTGTTTAATCACATTCGCTTCCACCGCATCATCAGGACCAGTCGCCCGACCGGTTATGCGGTTACATAGCTTGCGGATATCCATCTCCACCTGTGTCGATGCAGGTGAATACCTCGGTGTCTCCACAAATCCAACCTCTCCACGCCTACGCACAGGCAAGAATGCTCCTGGTCCCAAACGCTCGGGACGGCGGCCAATCGGATATTCCACGGCAGGGAAAGTGGTCATGCTTGCCTGGTCACGCCGTGCATCCATCTCTGTTTTCGCCGCAATCTGATAACTCTTCAGCAACTCAGGGTATCCCCGAGAATCCAATAAACGATGGTTTAAATGCTCTCTCGTGATACACACAAATGGATATCTTCCCTCGTCATACCCGACAGGCTTATGAAACCCTGCCTCTTCCATCTCCTCGGTCCAGCAGGTCTTCGTAACAACAGGTACATCATCCTCGTCCAATTCCTTACGATAAGTAGTAATAACCTTAATTAATCCCTCGTAGTGCTGGCTTCCATAATTGTTCCCATAGTCATAGGACATCATGGAGTCGCTATATCTCTCCTCCTCGTAAAAATCTTTAGCCTTCTCAATAGCTTCATCGATCCACTTGGCATCCCATCCCTCATTTACCTTCTGCTTCAATGCTTCAGGCGTATAGTAATGCAAGCAATGGATGGAACGGGCGGACTCCAGGTCGATCACATTGCTGTCCACGATCAATTCCCGCCCAAGCTCATACGCTTTAACTGCCGGACGATTAACGACCACTTTTTCGGTCGGAATTTCGGTCTCACCTGTCTTGCGAAGTTCGTTAAGCATCTTCTTCACCCGTCTCTTCTTCAGGTTAGGGAACATCGGATAAAACATCTCCTCGACCCCCTCCTTCATTTCAGGGTCTTGGATAGCCATAGCCAACTCAGGTGATTGCTCCGCAATTTGGTCCAAACTAATAGGCTCAAACTTCCTCGTCTTCTCCTGCTTCCAGTATGTACCGAAAAAGGTCAGTCCATTCTGCAATAAATAATTCGCACCAATCGATGACTCCCTCATCAGTTCATCCATCGTACCCATTCGCCACTTCAAAAATTCACTCACCAGCTTGGCCGATGCAATGTCACCGCTCTCCACAGGCGCGGCTACCAGGTTGGCCTGAGACAGGGCCTGCGTGAGAGTCGCGACATCCCCATCGATTAAAGGATTGATGACATTGGGATCAAGGTCGGATGCCCCATCGAATGGGAAGGCTTCAGGGCCATGCTTCTTGCCATCTCCACTCTTCCCTGCCCATTCATTAAAGCGAACCTCCCGAGCATCCTCGGCTTTATCCATCCACCAACTAAGGTTTGCTTTTGCCCGTTCAAATTCCTCCTTCAAGGCATCCACATCTGCCTTATTCTCAAATACCTGTACTTCCGTTTCCATAATTACTTAACCCCCAAGTTTAACATTTTATTTTTTAATTTTGTCAGGGCTTTGCTTTCGATTCGGGCAACGGTCTTAAATGATACCCCAATAAAATCCGCAATCTCCTCCAAAGTGTATGCACGGCCTTCCTCCCCATGCTCCCGACATTTAATTCCTTCTTCCACCACTAACTCTCGAAGCATTGCATCGATCCGCCTGTCCGTCTCCTCACGGGTCTCAGACCAGTCTGTATAGCTTCTCCTCACCTTCCACCTTCTTCACTAATATCTGACTTTTGGGCGGGTGATTGTCCTGTGGCCTCTTCACGCACACACCAATCTCATCCCGATCCTCAAAATATATCCTCATCAAACGAGGGTTCGGGACCATCGATAATACCCTAGCCTTCTCATACCTCGGCTTTTCCACCTCAATTACAGGAGGTGCTTCCTTCGCCAATTCCTCCTTATATACCTTCTGCACAGTCGCTCGGCTGAAGCCGACCGCTTTGGCGATCTTTGGCCAAGTCTCCCCAGCCTGCCTTAATAATACAATCTGATTACGATGCCCAGGCATCACCTTATTACTCATATTAATAACTCCCCCCTCCTGTTCCGACCAATTCCTCCTGGTCAAAGTATTCAAAATTTCCCACAGCGAAATATCTCACACAGTCCACCATGTCTTTAGCCGGATTCTTTAAATCACCCGTCTGATACTCCTGCATACAGGCTACTAAGTTTTGACACTCATCCGAAATCATCAGCTTGGGATGGTTCCCCAACCCCATCTCCTTAGTACGATCCCATGCCAGTAAATTATTAATCGCCTGTAAGCCCGTCTCGATGTCCAAACCTTCCGCAGGGACTACCGGTAAGCCCTCCTCAGCTAAATCATCAATAATATTAGAAGATCCTTCCGATTTCTGATAGCTCGCCGCTCCCAACCTCGGGTCGATTATGCGATCCACAAATCGATCACCTTCCATCCGCCTAATCACCTCTGCATAGTCCTTTAATCCGAACCCATTGGGTTGTGCCGCCTCACCTGCACTAACCTTATCCCCTTTTGTCAGGTCAATCCATCCACCATAACTATCAAAGTCGGGAAACTCCTTAACCGCCCAGGCGACTCCATGCGGATCAATCCCAAACAGCACCATCGTCCAAGGCTTTGCCCCAGCAGGGTCTATCGAAAGCACCCACGAGGCATCCGCATCGTCCGCTAAAACAGGCACTTCCTTCGCCTGCACGATATTCTTGTCAGAAAAGGCAGGAAATACCGTTTTGGATGCCTTTACGGGGACTCCATACGCCCGACAAAGGATCGTTTCCCTCTTTTCCCCCTCTAACTGCGTCTTCATGGCCGACCATCCACCAAATGGATTGGCCGCTGTATGGAAATACACCACACTCGAGGCCTTCCGTAAGGGCTGTTGGACCAGGGGAACCTCCTCACCATCCAAAAGATCCGCTTTTGCCGATTCAACAGTCTTTGCTCCCGTCAGCATACTCTTTACCACCGAGTTCCACCCGTCCACGGCTGTGAAGCTGATAATGCCAGCCGCTGGGCGAACAACTCCATCATATTCGCTCGCATGGGAGCGTGTGACGCATCTAAATCTTAGCGTTTCAACCCAGGGCATAGGTATCAATTCATCTGCCCAAAATCCAATATTATATGTCCCATTGACCGGAGGTCGCGGACAGCCGATCTCTCCACCCTCAATCGTAGAAATGTCCTGACTCCAATTTCTAAAGATACATTGGCTACCGTTATTTAGCGTGAATTTGGACGCTGTGAAGCCATTACGAAGGCTGTACATCACATAGCCAACCTTCCCCCTGCCTAGCGACTTCAACTCTTTAGGTAATGCATTGTATACAAGAGCTTGCTGAAATTGAATCGAATTGGCCGATGTTTCCGTTAAGCACCAAATAATAGTACCTGGGTTCTCAACGAGGCATTTGACTACCCGCTTGGCCGCGTAAAAACTCTTGCCAGCCCTGTTACCCCCCATAAGGAGAATTTCCGAGTGATTCTTTAACTGCTCATCCGCCAACTTCCAGGTATCCAGTTCAAACCCATGACGATATGGGTCATCCTTCTCCAGCTTGATCGCTTCTTCCCTTCTCTCCCAATAAGCGAGGATGCTCTCAGGTGTCATCCGCAGCATCTCTGCCTTGCTGAGAGGCGGGATGGCGGGATGCGGTGACCATTCTAGAGGCATGGCTAATGATAACAGATTATCGATAGTAGGTCACCTCGGGTAGGGCAATTTGTCAGAATTTTTTTGTGGGCTATAATCGGTCGGCGGTGATCGCGGGGCCGGTTGGCAGACCCCCTCCCCCCCCTCCTGGAGCCTAAAATTTTTATGTGATTTCGGCAAAATAGTATAATTTGTTATATATTTACCATATTTATAGAAAAACGGACAAAAAATGGTTCGCACAATCTTTTTTATGTCTAATTAGACTTGCATCAATCCTTATTGAGAATACTTTCTCAAATTATCTCACCGATTGATTTTATATGCCGACTACAAGACCCAGGGTGTACCAACAAGCTGAGAACCTGCCAGCGAATC